CACTTCCTTTGTTGCTTCTAATAGTTTGTTACCTATATATCTTGATCTCATAAGATCAATAGTTATTATTATGCCTCTTGAGAGAACAATATAAATCATTCTAAAAAATAGGACAAACCAACATAACATTATCCACATAATACGTACATTCAAGAACGGATCCCCCGGCGGTGTACCGTTATTGTGTTTTTTAGCTACCATCATAATATTTTCATATTCTGGCACTTCATTAAATAAACACAATCCACTTTGGGGAGCGAAACATTCTTCATAAGAAAAACACTTACTCGAACTTTTCATATATCGCATTACTAGATCATCATATGTGGGAAAAGTATCATGATTAACATAATCTTCCCAACCAAGTTTTTCAATTAAACCTAATAACATAGGTCTCTTTTCCTCAAAAACTTGTTTACCATAGAAAAAATATTCTTGTAAGGCAGTACATATAACTGACACGCCTTGATATTCTTCAGTAACTGATTTGGACTTAACCCAAACCATCAACATCTTCTCTATAGAATCATGATCTAAAGGACCTAATTTACATTTCATATCTTTATCATATCTCCACGTGCGCTTCAAAAACGATGCATCATCAATATGTATGAAAGGTACACTCTCTGCTTCTTTATCTGCCATAGTATATACAATACCTATATCTGCAAATGTTTTAGCAATAGACGTATGGTTGAACCAATTGCACTCTTCGTGTACTGACATAATATTATCATCACCATATGTCATTAAAGCCACTTTATCTCCAAAAGATAAAACTTCACCATCTGGATTCTGTAGATAGTAATTGTATCTCATTCTCAATGAATTAACAATACTATTCAATATAACTGTTAACGGGTTTCCTGATGGATTCGAACCAAATAACTGAATCAAGTCCCCATTGAAATCAACTACAGCAAAAGCTGTATCTTCGGCTATCCCTTGTATCACTTTAATATCATCTTCTGTGTAATTACCTGATAATTTACAAAAATATATTATAACATCAAAAGCTGCTAATATTTCTTTGGGACTCATCTTCTTATCGTAAGCTTTATAATCTCCAGCTACTATTCTATCCACACCATGTTGGATGATATAATCGTAAATTTCTTGCCATTCCAATGATTGTGCAACCGTTCCAGGAGCAGCTTCAAAAGCAAATCTTTCATTCTGTAATACTCTACAAAAAGATAAAAGATACTTTCTAACTACGACACACCAATCAAAAGGTGCTCCTGTAAATACTCTTGTTTTCTTCGCTTTGGCTTTACTAAATGTAACTGGTTCATCTTTAAGATGAGCACAAAAATTCGGATTGCATCGAGATCCTGAAAGATAAGTTTCGATAATAAGATCTATACGTGCATTCATTTCTACATCACTTATCTCAACAGGATCCTGCATACCATGAGCAGGTGGTATGGATTTTAAAAAATATTTTTTTGATTTCTTCCAAGGATTACCTGCACTCGTTGATCTATTGATCTTATCAATATAAGCAACTCGTGCACCATTTAATGCCGTAAAATCATCTAAAACCATCAACATATTCTTGATATTTTCAGGATTGATTCTCTTATTAACATTTTGTATATAACTGTTCACACACTCATTCATAATTTCTGTATTCATTTGAACTGGTTGTAAAATATCCAAAGCTGCTATTCTCCATGGTTCATAAGAAGTCATTTCGGGTGTTGTAAATTTTTTCTTATACTCTACTGGTAATTTCTTACTCATTGGCGTATCTGTTACTCTAGATTTAGATTTACCACGAAAATCTGCAAATGAACCAAATATCTCAGCACTACCATCATTAATGTATCGAAAAACTGATTTCTTATGTAAATCGAGAACTGGTCTCTTAACAGACTCTGAACTTATCAAATCAAAACATCCTGATTGTATGTTGAATGGTGTCAATTTCTCATAGACCTGCTCAATAAATTTCCCATCTATACTATTAGCATAAATTTCGCTTTTCTCCCTAGTGTCTATCAAGAAATGTATTCCGAGGATAGAGTATCCAAAATCGCTCTCAACTATCATAGGTGCTCCACAATCCCCATATTGAGTCTCCGTGGAACTAATGCCTTTCCAACACGTAATTTTAGCATTAATATACGGATTATTAAATTTATATAATGTCTCTTTCATGAGTTGAATATTCTTCAAATTGTAATCAACTCGCTCACCTTTAGATGTTTTTGATACATAAGCCCCATTAAATACACCTTTCTCTGTTTCTTTTAGAAAATATTGTGTAATTTTCTTTTTTGGGGGCATCTCTCTGATGATTACGAAAGCAATATCTTTTTCAGGAATTCTATGAATGTCACTCTCAGATAAAATTATCTGAATATTTGAATTAATACCCAATTTTGCCGTTTCATACAATTTACATGATACACCTCCTGCACAATCTGGAATATTATGATTATTCGTAATATATATATGACCACCTAAACATAACAATTTTCCAACTCTTGCATTGGTTGTGCCCTTCAAGACTGTACTAATACTGACAACATTATTGGATATTTTCTTACAAAAATCTTCAAAGGATGTACTTTTCGAAGACGCACTCTCTCTAGAGAAGTGTGCACTAGATAATTCCATGGCATTATTATACCATACATTTTCTCTACCATTTTCTTCGGGTTCTGGAGAAACTCCTATCTTGGCAGAAATATCACCCTGGGGTATCAAAGTTTGTTTAGTCACACTGTACATTCCCATTATTAGTAAAGTACCTGCTGCTAAACCAATCAACATATTTTTATGACCCAAAGATTCTTGAATTTTTTCACCCATAGATATCCAAAATTCCTTAGTACCTAATCTACAAACCTTGTCAATAGTTTTATTCTTATATTCTAGGAAAGTTTGTTTGCATTTCAAAGCATCACTATATGTTTCGTAAGCACTCTTCATAAACATGAAATTTGAATGATAGACGACTAAACCAGCTACTGTAGCAGTTAATAAATTGGTTATCAAACCTTGCGGTCTAAGTTTGCACAAAGATTCAGGTAAAACACAACACTTGCATAAATCTTCTTTTTCCATGCGTTCAATACAAGTTGAAACTTTTTCTTGGTCTTTATTAAAAACGTTTATAGCATTGTCGAACCATTCCAATAATTGTTGGGTATTCAAATTCTTGTGCAATTGTTCGAATTTAGCATATTGTCTTCCTTTCGAAGCTGGTACAGGTACGACCATATCAATATCAAAATCCCATAAATCTGGATAAGTTACATTGTCAGGTACATTTTTTGTACAAAGCATATCTCGCTCATCCTTAAATTCTGCTCTGGGTTTAGGAGTAATGATATATGGAAAACGTCTTTGAGCTGCAGACGGACATGAAAAATAAGCATAAGCGTTTAATGTTTTAACATTCGTGGTTGCTATAACCAATTTTCCTCTAAATGGAGTTGTTCCTTTTGCTTCGAGTGAAGCTTGATCGGGACAGAATGCTTGATTATTCATAATTTGGATAACATTATCTAAAGATTTAGAATCTTTAAGATCTGGATGTTCATTAGCTACATCATCAAGTATAACAGTGTGACAAGATGAAACAAATCCATCCCAATATTTTGCTGCCGGATTTACGGTATATCTAAATTGAGAACCTGTATCTAGATTTTCATGCTTAGCAAAATACGTAGCCATCATAGCTGTTACCGTTGTTTTACCTACACCTGAATCTCCATATATTAAAAGTCCAAATGGAGCTTTTCTATTCTTTCTAGCAGCTGAACGAGTATTAAGTTCATCACGAATTAATGACATTTTGAAGAGTGTTTCTTTAATAGTATTTTTCTCTTGCGAATTTAAACAATAAGAAAACTTTTGAACACTACTCAATTTTTCTATTACATCATCCAAATCAGCTCTATAAGAACTTTCGGTAAAACCATGAATCTCTGGATTGTTGAGTAAAGGTTGTTTACGAACAATTTCTCGGCACGTATCATACAATTTCTTATATTGACCACCAGAATGAAACATGGTTGAAAAATCACCCGTTATATATACCTGATATCATCTTTCAGCAATAAAAAGAACTGTTTCACAAAGTACATAAAAGAAATCAGTGGTATTACTATATTTTTTCCTCAAACTAGCTTTTTCCAAAGCCGTATAATTGAACATATCCAAGTCAATACCTAAGCTATCAAAAATTGATAAACTCATCATATATAAACAACATTGATGTAATTTGGACATAATAGGACTTGAGAATATATTCTTCATGCCTCCAAGAGAAGTTCTAGCTTTCTCGATATACTCTTCAAAGTTTTGGACACTCATCTTATCAAGTATACTTAAGAGGTAAGGTATAGCTTTATCTTTAAGCGTATGATACGTAGATTCATTTAATCTTAATTTTAAAAAATTAGTACAAGCACGTAAAATTGTTTGAACTCTCGTCATACCTACTACTTCTTCTGTAGCATATTTAATAAAATGAATAACATCATCAACCAATTTGACAATGTATTTTTCACTAAACTTGGATTGCGATATCTTTGCTTTTTCTTGCATCTTATTCAATCTGTACCACAATGATCCAGATTGTGGTTTAAGATACAATTTATCATCTCTGACAATATCACCAAATACATTAGTATAATTTTTAGATGATGTAATATAACATTTTCTACGTTCGTGTTCAGGAATCAAAGATTCTAAAGTTCTAGCTCCATCATATTTAAAAGTGTATAATCTATTGAAAATTTCTTCAGTGGCTAAATTATCAATAAATTTAAAATCGTCTTCAAAGTTCATACCAGACACATCAAATGACTCATCAGAATCAGTAAATTCTTCTGAACCACTTTGTGGTTTTAGATTTTTATAATCTTGAGCAACAATTTTATAATTACCCAAAGTATAATCGATATTGCATCCTACAGTAGAAAATAATTTATTAATTTCATCAACCTCTTTCATAGAATCATATAATAACTTTCTTCTATTTTGTGTTGCTATTTTACTAATGCAACATAAATGCAAATAAGCTTTGTTAAAAGGAGTTTCACCATTTTCGATAAGATATTTATCATATTCATGCAAACTATAACTCCAATCCACATCTGGATTCTTTATAAACATTACATCATTATTTTTATTTTTATTTTTATATTTTTTATTTTGTTTTTTATTTTTTTTTTTAATGAAGAAATTCTGTATCTTAACAGCACTCAATTCTTCTTTATTTTTTAATTTTTGTAATTTTTTTTTATATTTTTTTGAATACAAAGGATAACAACAAGAACAAGGGTGTGAAAAAGAAAATAAGTTATCTTCTCCACACTGTACACATAAATCTAACTCTAATTGGGGGATTTTTATTTGGGTAAGACAATTCAAACACCGAGATCGTCTCAAACCTCGGGTTGTTGGATACAGAACTTTATTTATTCTTACGCGCCGGTTCGACTCAAACATGGTCTGCGCGCAGCTAGTCGTTCTAGACCTATAATCTCATATAATATAATACTAATGTATCAAGTTAGTATCAGAAGAAATATTGACAAATAATCTAGCTAGCATCTTCATACAATTACGTAATATAATTGTACATATAAAATCAACCATAAACATTGAAATTTTAGAATAGACATTCCGATAGCACTGGCATACAATTCAAGGGATAAACCATACAAGAATTTCGTATGTGCGACTATAACTTATGACTATAATGTATATGTAAAATAATATTAAATAACAGTAGATAGAGATCTATCAACTATTATAATGCAATATGTAAATGAATAAAATATAAATATATAGCAAAATATCTTAAAATTTGATATTTTGTAGAAACTGGACTGAAATATAAAACATATAAAAGGGTAACAAATTAATCAGAAACGAAATCACATTCTCTTGTAAAAAGAATGTGAGAGACGAATTGATAGTAAAATAATTATTTTATTGTGAAGTGACAACACTAATATGGCCGTTTAGCAATCATAAATAAGGGCTTGATTGAGAAATGCGGAATAACCGCAAATCTGATCAAGTAAGCCTTAAATAGATATATACGGTAAGCATATAAGTGAAGTTTTCATCAATAATAAAAATTATTAACTACCAAAACAAACATGAGAGGAGGGAAAAACCCTCC